TGTACATTGTACTTGTGGAGAATCTCACAACTGCAAAGACCACGACCAATGGGAAAATTACTGCATTCGCACAAGGCTATGACTCATTTAGGCCAAATTGGAATCTATGGCCCGAAGAAGCGGAAATCGTTAAGCTTCCTGGAAAGGGTAGAGAGGGAGAAGATTTGGTTACTAGAAGGGATCAGATAATGAAGGCAGCAGAGTTGGTTGATGCCTCGGAAAAGGAAGGGAAGCCAGCCTTCGTATTCATCAAGTGCCATGGGTACAATAAATCGGAATACCGTGCTGAATATCTCCGCTATGCAAATCAACAGAGAGTTACAGACGACGATCTCTACAACTGTGAGATAGACGAGGGCCTGGGCCATCTGCTAGATCACTACGGCTACCCCTCCAATTCTGATGCCCCGACTATTTGGTTCGCCTCCGATCACGGAAGTTGGATGGGGGAGAGTTTTCGAAACCACTACGGTTACCACCTGCACCAAGAGATAGTCCACGTCCCCCTGATAGGATCCAGAGGAGGCGGGAGGGTTGTTGACAATGTTTTCAGCATGAAGGAGGTGAGGCGAATCATCACCGACAACTCGCCCAAGATGGCAGAGAGGTACATCTTCGCTGAGACTCTTTACCCGGGCCAAATAACGGAGAAGCCCGACGACGGAGTACCCTCCACCGCTCGGATAATGGTGAGGCTGAATCGATACAAGTACATCTACTCAATGCACGGGGTCGAGGGTGATGGGGGGCCTTGTGAGGAGTTGTACGACCTCGCTTACGACCCGAGGGAGAAGTTCAACCTAGCCGAGGCTTTCAATCGCACACACAAAGATGTGGCGAGGCCATCCGAAAGTGGACCGCCTTTCCATCACGTCTCTTCGAGATTAAACTCCAATGTTAAGAAGGCTTTGAAGCCGGGGATTCTACCAAAAAATTCTGGAGATGTGGAATTCAAGAATACCTTCCAATTATCTGGTTGGCAGGAGATTCACACAATACTACTTAGGCTTCGTAATCAAGCAAAGGAGTATTGGACTAATACCGGTAGAGGCGAATACTTCCAATTCTAGATCTGACGATGAATATCCATATTAGTCAGACCCCTTGCAAAGGATTTGTGGAAGTAGTAATTCTTGTTGCGGGCAGAGGGACCAGATTTAATGGATACCTGCCAAAAAGCTTGGTTAGTTTTGGTGAAGAGACCCTACTCGAGAAAACGATAAGATTAGTGAGAGAAGTAGGGGGAGAAATCCCAATTCGAGTCATTACTGGATATGAATCGGGAAAAATTTCTGAGAAGATTAGAGATCTTGGAGACAATAATATAGATTGTATATTTAATGAAGATTTTGCAGATGACCAGAATATTATTTCTGCAAGAATAGGGTTGGAAAGATCAAACTCTGACACATTGGTTTTGGAGGGCGACTGCATGTACAATTCTGAAACAATGGAACAGTTCGTTTCTTTCTTAGGAAGGGGTGAGAGTGCCATATTTGCAAACAAAATGGCCAATGAGTGGGGCAAAAATGCAATAATAAGTTCAAATGATGATTCTGCAATTAGTGGTTATATGATTGGAGAAAGGCCGGATTCGATTAATCTTGAAGAATGGAATGACATGGCTGGAGCAGCAATTTTCTCAAAAAGTGAAATTCCAGTATTCATTGATTGGGTTCGCAATGGTGGGTTTGACCCTTCACAAACATACTATTTTCAGCCGTTACTGGATTTTGACGGATTAGAATTCCGAACAAAGGTAGTTAGGCTCTCAGGAGGATCTCAGACGCTAAGTTTCAACACTCAGTCGCAATTGATTAGAGTCAAGGAAGAGATCGGTTTGGAGACCAAAATAAAATTGGTTAAGACTAGTTTTCTAAGGCATGTCGAAGATTTTAGTGAAAAGAGAGTGAAATGGCTTAGAGAAAAGATTGTTAGCGAGGGAATTTGGAATAAACCGATTTGCATTGACGGTGAATTTGGAATAGTCATGGATGGTCAGCACAGGATGGAAGTAGCTAGAGAATTGGGGTTCAAAATTGTACCTGCATTGACATTCAATCACGACGATGTCGATTTCTGGTCCCTCAGGAAGAGTCGCCAAGTAAGCAAAGAAAAAATCATGGAAAATTTTTATGCCAAGGAAAATGATCTTGAAAAATACATTTACATGATTGCTTTGCAGGATAGAAATGAAACCTTATTCTATCATACGGTTATTGATGAAATTGAGATTATGATTGAAGAGGTTGGCGATAGAGAGTCTTATAGCGGTGACATGAAAAGATCTGAGACATTTCAGAATATCTATAATAATTTAGTATTAGATCCTACTTGTGAAGGGGATATAGAAAAAGCTAATTTTGCTGTCTATAGTTTTGAAACATCACTATCTGAACTTAAAAAAGATGGAAGATATAAAAATTTAGACGATATTAACTTTGAAAGTGCTTCTGTATTGGCTGAGCCAGATCATGCAGTTAATACAGATGATAGTTCTTTTACATTTAAAGATAAAGCACGTAAGAAAGTTATTGCTAGAGAATACTGGGGGTATTGGGATATTGATGATACTGGGGAAGTTAAACCTTTCGTAGCTACCTGGGTAGGCAGCACTTTTATTAGAATGGAAGAGAATCCTTATCCAGATAAGAAACTCCCCTTTGTATTGGTTCAGTATTTACCTAAACGTAAGAATATTTATGGAGAACCAGATGCCGCCCTCATTGAAGACAATCAAAAGATTGTGGGTGCTGTTACTCGCGGTATTATTGATATTATTGGGCGTAGCGCTAGTGGACAGCAAGGGATTAGAAAAGATGCTCTTGATGTAACTAATGCTCGTAAGTTCGAACGCGGCGAAGATTATAAATTTAATGCTAATGTAGATCCTAAACAAGCATTTCATATGGAAGTATACCCAGAGATTCCTAGATCTGCATTAGAAGTACTTAACATGCAGAATAATGATGCTGAAGCATTGACGGGTGTTAAGGCATTTACTCAAGGTATTTCAGGACAAGCATTAGGAGTTACGGCTACTGGTATCAGATCAGCACTTGATGCTACATCTAAACGTGAATTAGGTATTTTGCGCAGACTTTCAAATGGATTGAATCAGATTGGTCGTAAAGTTATTTCAATGAATTCAGAGTTCCTGGAAGACGAGGAAATTATTCGTATCACCAATGAAAAGTTTATAGCTATTAATCGAAATGATTTAGGAGGGAAATATGATATCAAGCTTAATATTTCTACTGCTGAAGCTGATGAACAAAAAGGCAGTGAATTAGCATTTATGTTGCAAACTATGGGTAATACTATGCCCCCAGAAATGAGCCAGATGATTTTGGCAGATATTGCTAAATTACGTAAAATGCCTGATTTAGCTAAACGTATCGCTGAATATCAACCTCAACCAGATCCTATGGCACAGCAAAAAGCTCAGCTTGAATTAGCATTACTTCAAGCACAAGTTCAGAATGAAACCGCTAAAGGTCAAGAGAATACAGTGGATGTTCAACTTAAAACTGCTAAAACTGAAACTGAAAAAGCTAAAGCACGACAGATGCATAGTGGTTCTGATTTATCTGATCTTGATTTTGTTGAAAAAGAATCAGGGGTTGCTAGTGCACGAGATATGCAAACAGCTGATCAAAAACATGCTCAAAATATGGAAAGCAAAGAACAAGATAGACGAGCTAGAATGGGCGAAAAAGAACATGATAGATTATCTAATCTTGATAAAGCCGCATTTGATTCATTAACTAAACAATAAGGGGGAGTATGACTGATTTAGAACAAGTTGAAATCCAAATTGAAATGGCTGAGAAGTTAAGAAAATTAAGAGATAATTGTGTTAAATTAACGGCCAGTGAATCATGGAAGGATGTTATTGATACCGGGTATTTTAAAGAAGAAGCAGCTAGATTAGTTATGGCTAGAAGTTCTAATCTTAACGCCGATCAAATGAAATTAATTGATAACATGCAATATGGTATTGGAGCTTTAGCTAATTATATTGAATCAGTTATGCGGCGTGGTGCTGAAATGGATCAAGCTTTAAATGAACACGAAGAAACTCGTGAAGAAATTTTAGCTGAGGAGATTAAAGTATGACCCAAACTTCTTTAGGCTTATCTGACGCAGCATTCTTAGAAAAAGACCCCGAAGAACTTTTAGCTAAGGAAACTACTTCGGCTGTGGAAGAACAACCAGCTGAACAAGAAATTGAATCATCAGATCAAACTGATGAGGATAATATTGCTACCTCTGAAGAGGAGGTAAGTGAAGCACAGGAGCAAACTGAAGTTGCACCTGAAGAGAAAGAAGTAAGCCAACCTGAAGGGGATACCCAGAAGGCGCATGAACCTTTCGCTGATAGTGATACGACAGAATCTCTTGATACTAGTAAGAAAGACTCGCCTGATACGAAGGAGGATACTCCGGAAACTACAGAGTTTGATTACGAAAGTGCTTATAAAAAGGTATCTG